CCGAAGCAACAAAGAATCTTTTAAGAAAAGCAAACGAAGAAGCAGACATCGATGCACAGACGAACGCACAACAAAAACTAGCAGCTCTTGCTGTTGAAGCTCAACGTGTACAAGCTTTAAACCAAGAGCGCACTGCAAAAGCAGCGCAAGCAGAACAGGTAACACAGGATATTCCAAGTGAGCCACAGCCACAGCCACAAGAGTATTCTGAACCAGATCCTAAAGCTCAAGCATGGGCAGAAGAGAATCCTTGGTTCGGAAACGACAAAGCTATGACTATGACCTCCTTTGCTTTTCATGAAGATTTATTGTCAGAAGGGTTTGACCCAGCGAGCGATGAATACTATGATGAGATAAATAACAGGATTCGAAACGAGTTTCCTCATAAATTTAATGAAGAAACTCAAATCGTCAACCACGCGAAGCCCAGACTCGCGAAAAGCAAGTAGCGAGAAAACCATGGGCTCCCCCATCTGCTTTGGACGCACCTACACCTCCCGAAGGTTATGTTCATCGTTGGGTGAGATTAGAAATCAGAGGACAAGATGATCGTAAGAATGTCATGTCTAAGATGAGGGAAGGATGGGAACCTGTGAGAGCAGATGAATATCCTGACTTTGAATCTCCGACAATCGATGATGGTAAGTTTGAGGGTGTTATAGGCGTTGGTGGTTTAATACTATGTAGGATTCCTATTGAAACTGTACAGGAAAGATCTGAATACTTTGCAAATAAAACGCAAAGCCAGATGGATGCTGTAGATAACGATATGATGAAAGATGGTACGCACCCCAGCATGTCCATAAACAGACCAGAGAGGCAGTCGCGCGTAACAATTGGTGGAACTCAAGGTTCAGGTAACTAAGAGTTCTTTATATTAATTCTTGTAAATTAGAGAAAAGAATATGGCAAATGTAGATAAAGCCTTTGGTCTAAGACCATACAAAGGACTAAATGTCGGTTCAGCCGTTCAAGAAGCTAATAAATATAACATTAATCCATCAGGATACGGTACAAGCATCTTCCAAGGTGACTTAACTATATTCAACGGAGGATACATCGAAAGATCAGCAGCTAGTTCTGCTAATAACGTAGGTGTTTTATCTCATGTTTTTTATACAGCTACTGACGGAACTCCCACTTTTAAGAATTACTATCCAGCATCTACAACGGCACTTGGTAGCGGAGACATAGAAGCTTACATCTATGACGATCCTAATCAATTGTTTGTTGTTCAAGCGGATGGTGCTTCTACTATCGCAGCTGTTGGCAGAAATGCTGACACTGATGGTATTGGTGGTAGTACAACAACTGGCGTAGCTACTCGCGAGCTCGACTCTAGTACACTAGCAACAACCCAAGGCCTTCAGCTTAAGGTTGTGGGCGTAGTTCAAGACGATAAAAACGGAGACCTTTCAAGCAATAATGCGAACCTAGTTGTTCTCATTAATGAACATGCTTACAGAGGTCCTGTAGCTGGAACATAAGGAGTAAATTAAATGGCAATTTCTAGAGGACAATTAGTCAAAGAGTTACTTCCAGGCTTAAACGCATTATTCGGTCTTGAGTACGACAGATATGAAAACGAACATGAAGAAATTTTTGACGTTGAAAACTCTGATCGTGCTTTTGAGGAAGAAGTAATG